CAGTTTTTCATGGGGTGACCCCCTATGGTGATTGAATCAATCGCAGCGGCCTCCGCAACCCTGTCGGCCATAAATGGCTTGATCTCTCAAGTAAACGAGACGGGGCAAGGCGTTCATCAAGTGATGGGCATGATCTCCGATTTTGGGGAGGGGATCACTGAATTTGAGGCTAGACGCCGACAAAGCACCTTCAAACCACTCACTCAGAATGAAATCTTGAAGCTGCAAATGCTAAAGAGGCAATATGACCGGCACTGGCAGTCAGTCCATGACCTCCTACTGGTGGCAGACCCGAAGCTCCTTGATGACTTTAAGGCCGCAAAAAAGCAACAAGAGCTTGATAGACAAGCGCACTTGAAGATGATTGCTCGTAAGAAAAAGGAGCGACAACACCTTATCCATCAGATACTCGTTGGCGCTACGACGTTGATAATTGGCGGCGCGATTGTCGCGATGGGTTTNACAATTATTTTAAGGGTGTACGGATGATAATGGCGTTTTTGCTAGTAGTTCTTGTAGAAGGTGAGCCGATTGCCGATCAGTTCTATTTTCGCAACATTCAGCGATGTAATCAGTTTGCTTTATGGGTAGAAACCGGCAAGGTAGATTTGGTAAAAGACCGTAGAGTACAACGGCAAACCAATATCAGCGCCTATTGCATACCGAAAAGAATAAATCAAAATACAAAGACATACGACTGATGGCAGCAAAAAGATTAGAAGACGGTAGTGAATACGCTGAATACGATGCAGATGGCGATGGCATCGTTACCGATGAAGAACTACAGACAAGTAAAGAGTTGCAGGAGCTGCGCTTACGACATGAACGAGCAGATGCTCAACGTGCCATGTCATGGTTTGCCCTCTGGGGGATGCTGCTCTATCCATCACTTGTCGTTGTCAGTGAATTTTTTGGAATGAACCAAGCAGCATCTATCCTGGGCGATATGGCGGCAGTCTATTTTGTCAGCGTTGCAGGCATCTTGGCTGCATTTTTTGGCGCACAAGCATGGTCAAATAGGAAATAAATTATGAGTTTAGTGGGACAACTAATCGGGCCGGTTACAGGGTTGCTAGATAAGTTCATAGAGGACAAAGATCAGAAAAATGCGCTGGCACATGAGATTGCCACCATGTCAGAGCGCCACGCGCAGGAAGCACTCAAAGGCCAGCTAGAAATCAACAAGATGGAAGCGGCACACAAGAGCTTGTTTGTTGCCGGGTGGCGACCTGCTATCGGTTGGATCTGTGCGCTGGGCCTGCTTTACAACACCATTATCGCCAACATAATTAGCATCTGGGTAGCTGTACCAGAAGTAGATACAACGCTCCTTGTCCCCGTTATGATGGGGATGCTTGGGTTAGGCGCTATGCGTTCATACGAAAAAGTTAATCAGGTAGCTAGAGAAAAGTAATGAGCAAGTTAGTAGAAATGATTAAACGTCATGAAGGCGTAAAATCTAAAGTCTATTTATGCTCTGCTGGTTACGAAACTATTGGTGTAGGTAGAAATATCTCAGAGTCTGGCCTTGGGCTATCTGACGATGAGATTGAGTACTTACTAGCGAACGATATAGCGAGAGTAAAAAGCGAGCTTGCAGATACATACTTTTGGTTCAACGGCATAAACGAAGCGCGTCAAGATGCAATGATTGATATGTGTTTTAATCTTGGTCTGACTAGATTACGCGGTTTCGTAAAAGCTCTTGAAGCCATGTCTCGTGAACAGTTTGATCTTGCAGCAGATGAATTTATGGACAGCCGCTGGGCTTCGCAAGTAGGCACGAGAGCAATTCGTATTACCGAAATGATCCGCAGCGGTGAATATATCTAATGCCATTACAAAAATTTATTTTTAATCCTGGAATAAATAAAGAAGGTACAGACTACACCGCCGAAGGCGGTTGGTTCGATGCTAACTTAGTTCGGTTCCGTAAAGGATTACCAGAAAAAATAGGAGGGTGGGTCAAATACCTCACCTCCTCTATACAAGGAAAAGGTAGAAAACTCCACGCATACGTTACATTAAACGGCACTCGTATTTTTGCGATAGGTACAACATTTAAATTGTATTGGCAAGAAGGAGATAATTATAACGACATTACTCCTATTAGATCCACAACAAGTGCTGGAGATGTTACTTTTTCTGCGTCAGATGGTTCTTCAACAATTACTGTTACAGATACTGCTCATGGCGCAGACTTAAACGATTTCGTTACTTTTTCTGGCGCTGCTTCGTTAGGCGGCAATATTATTGCTTCGGTTTTAAACCAAGAATATCAAGTTACCGCTGTTACTTCCGCTAACGCATTTACAATTACAGCAAAAGATACAGATGGCGTTACCGTTACCGCTAATTCATCCGATACGGGTAACGGGGGCGGCTCTACGGTTGGAGCTTATCAAATTAGCGTCGGCTTAGATGTATTTGTCTCTGGTACAGGTTGGAGTGCTGGGGCTTGGGGGTCAGGTACTTGGGGATCTACTAGTTCGTTAGCCGCTAATAACCAATTAAGATTATGGTCTATTGATAACTTTGGCGAAGATTTAATCGCTAATGTTAGAGCAGGTGGTGTTTTCTTCTGGGATTTTTCTTCTTCAAGTCAAAGAGCAGTAGCTTTATCAAGTATCGCTAACGCTAATCAAGTCCCAACGCTAGGTTTACAAGTTTTAGTTTCTGATGTTGATAGACACGTTATTGTATTAGGTGCAGATCCTATGGACGGTTCTGTTCGTTCAGGAGCTATAGATCCTTTATTAATAGCGTTTTCGGATCAAGAAAATCCGTTAGATTTTGAACCGCGAGCTACTAATACTGCAGGGTCTCTTCGTTGTTCTGCAGGTTCAGAAATTATCGGTGGGTTACGCGCTAGACAAGAAACATTAGTTTGGACAGATGTAGCTTTATATAGTTTGCAATTTATTGGCCCACCGAATACTTTCGGATTAACGCTAGTTAATGAAGGCGTTAGTTTGATTGGCCCTAATGCTGCGATTAATTCGCCAAGTGGCGTTTATTGGATGGATAAAAAAGGGTTCTACACTTATAACGGGTCAGTAGTTCCTTTACCTTGTAGTGTCCATAGTTTTGTATTCGACGATCTTAATTCAGAACAAGCATTCCAAGTTTTTGGATTTTTAAATAAACAATTCGATGAAGTCGGTTGGTTTTACTGTGCTGCTAATAGTCTCACGATTAGTAAATATGTCGTATTTAATTATGTAGAACAAACGTGGGCAATAGGTGAGCTTTCTCGTACAGCATGGTTAGACGAAGGTATCGTCGCTTTCCCAAGAGCCGCAGGATATGCTGACGGTAACAACTATATTTATTCACATGAAACAGGGCACGACGATGACGGTGTCCCAATGGATAACGTATTTGTCGAAAGTGCAGATTTTGATATTGGAGATGGCGAAGAGTTCCAATTTATTCGTCGATTTATCCCTGATGTTAAATTTACAGGGGATAGTGGTTCTACACAGACATTAAACGTCGTTTTAAAAGCTAGGAATTTTCCAGGAGAAAGTTTGACTACCGATCAAACGACTGCATTTACAGCGTCTACGACGAAAATTGATACACGTGCAAGGGCTAGGCAAGCCGCAGTACGATTCGAATCAGATGATGATGCGGATACAGGAGCACGATTAGGGGTTGGGTTTGTTATAGGTGCAACACGTTTAGATTTACAGCCTAACGGTAGACGTTAATGGCTAAACTGTTACAGGGCAGATTGCCTTTACTAAACCCTTTTTACTCAAGGGTAGTAGATGCGCAAACTTTTAACAGATTTGTTAGGGTATTAGAATTAAGTTTAGATGCTTTTGACCCTAGTGCGACCCCACAGTTTACAAGCCCAGAGCGTGATCAAAGACAATTCGCCGATGGGGATATTATTTGGAATACTACCGAAGGCGTTCTTCAAGTATATTTGGGCAATATTTGGGAGAATATATCGACCCCAAGTACGTCAGGGCTGAGTGCAACAGGGAGCGTGGGCACAGTCCAAGTTGTTACGAATGGTAATATCGTAGTAGCGTTATAGTCATGAAAAAGACGAAGAAAAAACCTAAAGTCCCTGCGAAATACCTAGCTGGGCTTTCTGCGGAAGAAAAGAAAAAACGCAAGAAAGAAATAGCTAGGAATAAAAAGAAAGCGATGGACGACCCTTCGGCTTACAAATTTTCTACTGATAAGAAAAAAGGTAAGCGTAGGAAAACCATTGAGTCTAAATATACTCGCAGGTTTAAAGAGAGGTTTGGCACGAAGTCATGAGTCTTTCAGATAAAACTAAAAAAGCTCTATCTAATAAAGCGGAAGCTGCTCGTAAAAAAGGCAAAAAAGTAACCGCTGGTCAACTTGCTCGCGTTTATAAACGTGGATTAGCTGCGTATAAAACAGGGCACCGTCCTGGAACTTCACAACACCAATGGGCTATGGCTCGTGTAAATTCTGTTTTAACAGGCGGTAAAGCTGCTACTGTCGATAAAGATATTATGAAAGGCGGTAAAGCTGCTAAGAAAACAGAAAAGAAAAAGCCAGCTAAGAAGAAAAAATCATGACGCGACTTTTCGATGACGAACAAAGTTCTTCGTTGATTACTTCGATGATGAACCCAGAATCTAACGCTACTAAGTTTATGGAGCAAGGCGAAGATATCGGGCTACCCCGCGACGTTACGATGGATATCCTCAATAAATACGCAACGTATGGTGCTAATACAGGTATCGGCAATTTAGGTGGTGAAAGATTAGTTGGTTATCTCAACGAAGAATATCGTAAACAAGTCGACGCTCCTTTACAAGAAATGCCTAAAGAAGCAGACCTTGGCGGATTTATTCAGGCACTTCAAAATTTAGGAACGAGTGTCGTAGACAGTGTAGGAAGTGTTTTTAAATCCGCGCCTAAAGCGGCAACTGAGCTTAGTGGAGAAGCTGCGAGCGAAAGTTTAGCTGCTCTTGACGCAGCCGCAGTTCCAGGAGTTGAACCGACTGCTTCTGCATCTGTCACAGAGGTTATCGATGCAGTCAACTCTCCGGTGACTATAAACCCTACTGATAACCCTTTACTCCCAGAGGCTACTCGGCTTGAGCGTTTTCAAAAGTATTTAAAAGATAATCCCGAAGTCGCCAAAGGCTTAACAGACGTCGGTAAGGTAGTAGGTAGAGAAATAGGTACGAGTTTAACTCGTGGGGATACAGAAAAGAAACCATCTTTCCGTGCCCCTCGTCCAAGATTCCAACCTTCGCAAATTCGAACACAACGTATCGGTATGGCTGCAGGTGGTAAACCTGAAGAGGGTTCTGTACTTGGTCGTAAATTATTTATACAAGGCGGCGAAGTTGATGGCCCTGGAGGGCCAAAAGAAGATTTAGTTCCGATATGGGCAAGTGATCAAGAATACGTCGTTTCAGAAAAAGGCGTAAGAAATATGGGCGGCGGTGATTTTGAAAA